GCCCCGGCAGCTTTAATCCATACGCCGCCGATGGCGTATACCATTATATAACTCACCTTAAAAACTACTTGTACCTTCAGTTCGTAAAAAACCACAAGGACACATCCCGCCTCGATAAACAACAGGCCCTTAAAGAACTCGGTATTGCCAATCGCAAATGCGACTTTTGGTTCACGGTTTCGAAATCCCAACAACGTCTACCAGAACTACGTAAGGCTGAGCTCGCTGAACTCGCCATCTGGAATAAAGACGGACATAAATTAACCCTTCCCAAACGATAAAAAAATCGAAAAAGGGGATTTACAGGGGTAGCATATCTATGATATGCTATCCATACCAGATAGGAGATTATATCATGACTTACACCTTCGATTGTTCTTGGGACTGCCCTATTCAAGACTTCTTCAAACTCCTCGACAAATACAATCTGAAACTCGAATCTTACATCACCTTTGGGCCCGGCGGTGGCAACCCCGAAATCACCGTTTCCGGATCCCCCGAATCCATCGAAAAAATTCAAGAATTCCTTTAAAAAAATCATCCGAGGGGGTTTACATTCCCCCTCGGATACATTATATTAGATATATCAAACGGAGGACACCACATGATCATCAAAGAAAACCGCACCGATTCGTACATCGCTACTGTTAACCTGAAAGATCCTGGCGACCAAGAGTGGATCAAAGCTATCCGCAAAGCCGTTCGTGAAGCTAACGCTTTCTATAAAGAGCGTGGTCAATCTACTCGTAAGTACGTTAAGCTTCAAGGGCGTGGGCATCGCATGGGTGTCTACCGTTACCATCAATCGCTTCCTCTTACGTTTGCCGAAAAAGCAGACGTATATGTCTACGACCGTTAATGGTTTTCTCTCAGTTGTCTCCAACTAGGCCGGGCAAAAGCTCGGCCCTTTTTTTATATAAATAGAAGAAAGCTGGAGACTACCATGGAAAAATTTAGAAAACTAAATAAATCTTTTTTAAATCATGCTCAAAAAGTGTCTAGTTTCAATCTAAAAGATAAAGATTTTGAGGATCTAGAATATAAGCACGAAATACAGTTTTTATATGGTCAGCACTTTTTTCCTAAGTTCGATTGGCACAAAGCGCTTACCACTAATTCTATAACAAAAACAGACATTAGGAAAATTAATGCTTTAGTTAATGCTCTTCGTATAGAAAATCCACAAGGATATAAAAATTTGGTAGGATTTAAAGGTCAAGCTTTAGGACCTGGTGAAGTACTACTATATCTACTTCATGATAAAATTGTATTGGCCGGCGGGACACAAGGCGGTGACTGTAGGATTGGGTCTAATATTTACGAGGTAAAAGGCGCTGAGGTATTAGCTTCTACTGGAGAATATTTTGGATTTACGCTTGGTGGTACGTTACCCCTTACTGGTTTAGCTAATAAAATTTTAGCTCTAAAGGAACAAACAGGCGCTAACTTTTCTAAAAAAGGTGAAGTAGGCCGAAAAGATATTGCCCATATGTATAACGTAGCTCCCGATCTTATGAAAGATATCGATAAAGAATACGGCCAGATTGCTTATGATAATTATTTTAAAAAATATAATATGTTATTCCTTGATAACAGAAAAAATAAAAGCACCTACGGACAGATTTTATCAGTTAAAAAAGTTAAACCGGAAGACGTTCGTATTGATGCATTTACCGCTCAAAACTTTAAACTATTCGTAAAGGGATAATATGGCACAATACAGTTTAATAAGAAATAGCAAACAAAAACCTCAAAAAAATGATGATATTTTTGAGGTGGTTATGCTTGCTGATGCAAGTGGTAATATTATAACACCATCTGGCGGTCATCCTATTTCGAATTTTGCCGCAATCGACAACTACGATGATGCTGGTTCTAATGTCGGATGGAAGTTTCAGGATGATTGGATTCCGGTATTTGGAATTAGAGTAAAACCAGGAAGTGAAACAGAGTTTCATCTAATAGATTTTTCTATTACGTTGAATGGTGGTACTTCTGTTGTTGCAGGTTATCGTTGGTATATGAACGCAACATTAAGAGACTCGTATACTTGGGTTGATTTGGGTTCAACTGGTATTCAGTATGTTAAGTTTGATGATATTACCGGAACACCAAATCAAATCACTTCTGATTCAATGTCTCATTCCAAAGCGATGGTTGGTAAATCAACGCAAGACCTTACACCTGAAATGAAAAATTTTCCATTTACAGATGGTGGCATTGAGATGTTCTTAGAAATAAGACGTCTGGATGGTGGAGCAACGCAAGATATGTTTTACCATATGACTATGGGTATTGACTAATGGAAAATTTTAGCACATACATAACAGAACAAAAAAATACCCACATGACTCATATCGAAGATAAAGTTATCTACGGTGGAGTTAAAGGAACAAGAGATGCTATCCTAGCACTTCGGTCGCTACGTGATATGCTGAAAGGAACACACGATGGTAATGTCAGCGTTAAATGGGACGGCGCTCCTTCTATTTTTGCTGGTATTGATCCGAGTGATAATCAATTTTTTGTTGCCAAAAAAGGCATTTTCAACAAGAACCCTAAGGTCTATAAATCTGCAGCTGATATCGATGCTGATACTTCTGGTGATCTTGCAGATAAGCTCAAAATGGCATTACGCTACTTGCCAGGATTGGGAATCAAGGGCGTGGTTCAAGGAGACTTTCTTTTTGGTCCTGGAGATTTGTCCACAGACACCATAAAAGGAGATAAGTATGTTACCTTTCACCCCAACACAATTGTATATGCTATCCCTGCCGATTCACCTAGCGCTGCTGATGTTCTACGTGCAAAAATCGGCATTGTCTGGCACACCACTTACACTGGTTCAACATTCGAATCTATGCGCGCCTCGTATGGTGTAGATGTAAGTCAGTTTAAAAAATCCAGATACGTTTGGTCTCAAGATGCTATGCTACGTGATATGACTAAGTACACTATGACTGAAGAAGAAACGGAGGAAGTGAATGGATATCTCAGCCAAGCTGGAACAATCTTTAACCAAATTAGTGGTTCGACTCTTCGGACCCTTGAAGCCCACCCCGAACTACCTAGGCTTATCGAAACGTACAACAACAGCTTCGTCAGAGCAGGAACAATCATAAAAGACACTGAAGCACATGTTGCTGGTCTAGTGCGTTGGATCCAAGCAAGGTTTCAGAAAGAAGCAGATAAGCGCAAAACCGAAAAAGGTAAGTCTGCTCAGTATGCTAAGCGTGACGAGCTTTTAAAATTTTTCTCTCCAGGCAATAAAAAATCTCTAAAATTGATGTTCGATCTTCAAAAATTGATCGTTTTAGCGAAGTTAAAATTGATAAATATACTTAATAAATTATCAAAAACTAGACATTTTGTTAAGACCCAACATGGATACAAAACAACTGGTCCTGAAGGTTATGTAGCAATTGACAAGCTTGGTGGTGATGCGGTGAAAATTGTTGATCGTATGGAGTTCTCATACAACAACTTTTCGCCAGATATATTAAAGGGATGGGATAAACCGGGAAGAAGATAAATGTTAAGATTTAAAGATATGTTTCCTGTGGAGTATCGTCCGGGCGAAGACGAACTCGTTAACTACAGAGCCTACCGCCGCAAACGTACCATCGGTGTCGGCGAAGGCGGACCAATTGGTGAATCAGTCGATGAAGCATTATCAGTTGCTACTCGTTTGAAAAAAGCCAGAGATCTTCGTCGGAATAAAGCAAAGATCGCTCTTGGTCGTGCACGTGCAGCTCGTAGATTTGCATCTCAAGAAGTTCTACAAAAAAGAGCACGTAAGGCAGCTTACAAAGTTTTCTATAACAAGTTGGTTAAAAACGTCCCACGTGATGAACTTAGCCCACAACGTAAAGCTGAAATTGAAAAGCGCTTAAAATCCCCGGCTTTCCAGGGACGTATAGATAAGATGGCCAGAAAAATGGTTAAAGATGTACGTAAAAAAGAAATGGAAAGAAAGCGCGCCCAATGATTGGCTCATTTAAGCAGTATTTAGTTGAAGAAGAAAAGACCGTATATTTTACCTTTGGTAGGTTAAATCCTCCTACCAGAGGTCATGAAATGCTGTTGAACAAACTTGCCGCAGCTGCCGGTAAAAACCCTTACAGAATTTATTTGTCAAAATCAAATGATCCGAAAAAGAATCCTTTGAGTTATAATGACAAGATTAAATTTGCACGTAAGATGTTTCCTAAGCATGCACGTCAGATTATTAAAAACGATAAAATCAGCACCATTATGCAGATTGCTTCTGAGCTATACAAAGATGGCTTTGTTAATGTAGTAATGGCAGTAGATGGACCACGCTCGAGAGAGTTTGACATTCTACTAAACAAATATAATGGAACTGAAGGACGCCATGGCTTTTACAATTTTAAATCTATTAAATTTATTAACGTCGGCGAGCGTGATGATTCCTCTGAAGGGATCGACGGTGTGTCTGCAACAAAGCAGCGCAATGCAGCTAAAGAAAATGACTTCGTAGCATTTTCCCAGGGACTTCCTAAAGCGTTTTCGAATGCAGATTCGAAGGCGCTTTTTAATGCTGTTCGCAAAGGTATGGGCTTAAAAGAAGCCACAGACTTCCGTAATCACGTACAGTTAGAACCAGTAAGCGAAGTCCGTGAATCCTATGTTGACGGTAAGCTATTTAATATTGGCGATGAAGTTGTTATTAAAGAAAACGGCGAAATTGGTAAGGTTAAAAGACTTGGCCCAAACTACGTTATTGTAGAAACCAAAACGGGCCAATATCGTAAGTGGCTAGATGCAGTTGAAAAGGTAGAGCAGAAATATCCTGAATACACAGTTGCTCCTTTTTCTGTTAGCTTAAACGAATCTAAGTCAATGTACAAAGATAAGCCTGATTGGGGTACACCTGAATCGACCAAGAAGGCTAAAAAGATGACTCCTGGTGAAGTAGGAGAAGCAGGACCTTGCTGGGCTGGTTACAAACAAGTTGGCACCAAGATGAAAAATGGTAAAGCCGTTCCTAACTGCGTACCAGAAGAGACCGTAAAAGAAAAGATTGAAGTAGCACAAGATAAAGATATCGATGATCGTAAGGGCTCACAGCCTGCCACGTTCCAAATGGGTATTAAGTCTAAGTCTACAAAGGCAGCACGTGATGCACACTTTAAAAAGATGGCGAAGCGTGACGACCACAAAAATCCAGACCTATATAAACCTGCACCAGGTGATGCTACTGCTAAGACTAAACCTTCACAGTACACAAAGCGTTTTAAAGCAATGTACGGCGAAGAGACAGATCCAGTAGATATCGCTAAGCAGCGTATTGACAGAGAAAAGAAAGCGGATGCTCAGCGTCACGATCGTATGATGGACAGAGCACGTACAAGAGCAACCACTATGAAAAATAAAGAGACAAAGCCAAATGGATAACTTTAAGACTTACCTTAGAGAAAATGCAGATTCAGCACTCAAAGCGAAAGCCGATAAGTCAGGCTTTTCTCTTAGCATTTTAAAACAAGTTTATAAGCGTGGTGTTGCAGCCTGGAAGGTTGGACATAAGCCTGGCACTACACCACAACAATGGGGGATGGCACGAGTCAATTCATTCATTACCGGTGGAAGAACAAGAGTCAAAGGCGACCCAGATCTCTGGGCAAAACAAAAAGGGAAGATCCGCAAATGAAGAGCTTTAGAGATCTAAGAGAAAAAACACTTACTCCTGCTGAAAAGAAAAAGCGTGAAGAGATTGCTAAGGCAATGGAGCGTGAGAATCCTGGCATGGACATGAAAAAGAAAATGGCTATTGCTACTTGGCAGGCTAAGAAGGTTGCTGAAGGATATCGGGTTCACGCTGTCAGTAAAGATGGTGAAAAGATGAAATCCGGTCTTCATCCAACTAAAAAAGCTGCTTCCGATATGCACTATAAAATGTCAAAGTCGGGTATGTATAAAAAAATAGAAGTGGTTAAAGAGGCCAAAGAAGATGATATGCCAGCTTCACCTGACGAAGCTTCAATGGCAATGAAACAGCTTGAGTTCATCGAATACGCTGCAGAAGAAATGATGGACCATATCAAATCAGGTAAACCTTTCCCTGAATGGTTCCAGAACAAATTATCAAAAGCACACGGTGAAATCGAAGGTCTTCATTCCGCTATGGGTGAACATGGCGGCGACAATGACGAAGATATGAAAGAAGCAACTGAGCTAGATGAAATTTCTCTGTCACATCTTTCAAATGCAATCGCTAAGTCCACCGGTACTAAAAATATTAAAACTGCGATGAAACCCGGCGAAGTTAAGAAAGGTCTTGACGATCTGAAAAAACGTCTTGGTACACTTGGTAAAGAGCCACAGAAAGAAGCAGCTGAACTGGATGAGCTTTCAAAAAAGACTCTCGGTTCATATGTTAAAAAAGCTTCACGTGATGTTGCGAACCGTTCAGCTGATAATGCACGTGATGTTGCTAAAAATGGTGCTAAGCCAGGTTTAAATAAAAAGACTATGAAAAATTGGAGACGTGAAATCGGTATCGATATGGCCATTGATAAAATGACGAAAGAAGCAGTTGTATCAGCTGATAAAAAGCCAGAGAAATACGTTAAGCCAGACGGTACAGTAGGTATTCGTATGGCTCGCGTAAATAAGAAAGTTATTAAAGACGAATAAGGTTTAATATGATTATTACACGTGAAGTGATTAATAAAAATATCACCTTTGCTGACTACGGTAAAGGTGATATTCCAAAATACTATTATTATAATGATGTTAGTAAAAGGGTAGATCTTTTTAAGAACTATCTAATAAGCATTGGTTGTAAAAAAGGTGAATCTGTTTTAATTGGATATGCCCCAGGTATTGACCAATTAGGTTTATTTTTAGCCGTTTGTGAGTTAGGTCTTAATTTTATTGTTAATGATTATAAAACCATTGATAATGAAAAATTTAACTTTATTGATACTAAAACAAAGATTCTTTCACCTATTAATTACTTTTTTGATTATGGTAACTTTTTTGAACATAAAAGAAACTATTTTAAAAAGATAAGTGATAACTATATTGAATGGAGTGACATAGAACAATTTAATGATGATAGTCCTAATAACACAATATGGGCTAAACCTAATGATATATTAATGAAATGTACAAGTAGCGGAACAACTGGAACACCCAAAAAAGTTACGCATACTCATGAATTTTTATATAATATATCAAAAAGAAATACTTTATTTTTTAATGATAATGTTTTATTGGTTTACAATTTTAATCATGGTAGTAGTTTGGCAACTTATTTTATACCCGCTTTAATGAGTGAAAATGTAAAACAGTTTTCTAATGCTTATGCTGAATTATTAAAAGACGAAGATAAAACAGAAAATGTTTTTAATAATGTAGATCATGTTATGATACCATATGGGAATCAACTTGAAGAAATTATTGAAAACTATTCTTTTGCTAATTTGACGTACTATACATTAAGCTCTATATCAAATAAGTGGATTAGTGATTATAAAAATAAGTACAAAGATATTATTTCTATTTTCGGATGTAATGAAACAAGTGGACCAATTTTTATTAATAAAGCTTCATATGATAATTTTGAAACCGCAGTTTATCATAAAGTAGACGATTACTATACAATTGAAAGCATTGACCCTTTAATCGTTTATTTAAAAGAATATGATAAAATTATTAATACGAAAGATATTTTTAGTATTAAAAATGATGGATTTGAATTTAAAGGTAGGAATGATTTATTAAGGATAAACGGTTTAGAAATAAAAAAAGATTATGTTAATTTATTAAATAAGTTCCAAGGTTATGCCGATTTCATTTATGATACAGTGTATAATAAAATTTACTTAGCTGTTTGGTTAACTAATTTGGATTCTGAGAAATATAACAGGTCTATAGAAGAGATTAGTAGGATTAATAAATACTTGCGTAATTCGACTAATAATAGTCATAGTATATCTAAGTTCGATTTTTTAAATAAAGACGATTTTGTTACTGGCGTAAAATTAGATCATGAATTTTTAAGATCCTATTTTAGGGAAAAGGTAAAAGACTATGCTTAAATTTAAAGCATTTTGCGAAGAAAAAGATCCTCGCATTAAAGCGGCTGGAGTGAAAGGTTATAATAAGCCTAAACGTACCCCTGGCCATCCGACAAAGTCTCACATTGTTGTAGCCAAAGATGGTGAACAAGTGAAAACTATTCGTTTCGGTCAAGCTGGTGTAACTACAGCTGGTGCACCTAAAAAAGGTGAATCTGATCGTCAAAAAGCTCGGCGCAAGTCGTTCAAAGCACGTCATGCTAAGAATATTGCAAAAGGTAAAATGTCAGCAGCCTACTGGGCAGACAAAGTAAAATGGTAAGTTCTATGGACGATAAAAGACTAGATCGTATCGAAGAAAAAATCGATAAACTTTCGGAAGCAATGATTACTGTAGCACGTGCCGAAGAAAAACTGATTTCGATGGAACAAAAATATGCGGCACAATACGATCGCATGAATAAGTTCTCGGAAAAACTTGATGAGTTGGAGCGTCTGGTTACACAGAATGCTGCAACGGTAAATACTATTAATAAGCTATTTTGGATAGCTATCATTGCAATGGCTGGCGCCATCGCCACCAACATACTAATGTAAGGAAAGTAAAATGAAAACAGAAGACATTAAAAAGATGGCGCAGGCTTGGAAGCAAGTTCAAGAAGCGTCATACGGTAAAAAGAAAACTGAAGCTTCAGATACCCAAATGGGTACGATTACCGTTAAGACTGATGCAGAGCGTAAAGCTAGAGCGCAGGCTTACCGTGATAAGAAAGCAGCAACCAATGAAGCTATGGATCCAGTCGATCATAAAGAGCTAAAAGGTAAGCACAAAGATCGTAAAGACAAAGACATCAATAATGATGGCAAAGTCGATTCTACCGACAAATATCTGCACAACCGTCGTAAGACAGTTTCTGCTGCTATCAAAGGCAAAAAGAAGGATCAGGAAGTAGAAGTACAAACTTCTGAAGCGAAAGAAAGAAAAATTTCACCTGGTATGAAAGCTCTTATTGATTATGGTAATAAAAAAGCTGCTGCTACTGCAAAAGAAGTTCCTGCCTCAACAGATAAAGTCTTTGCAGCAATAGCAGCAAAGCGTAAGCAAAAAATGAATAAAGAAGAAGTTGAACAGGTTGACGAAATCAGCAAAAAGACTCTTGGTTCATATGTTAAAAAAGCTTCTGATGATATGGCTAATAATGCATACGCATTAGGTGCTAGAGATCCTTTAAAACCAAAAGGTTCATGGAATAAAGCTATTAAGCGTGGCAAAGGTATTGCAAAAGCAACTGATAAACTGACTAAAGAAGAAGCTGAACAGATTGATGAGATTTCAAAAGAAAAAGCTGCTGATTACCATGCAAAATCTGTACAGTTCCAAAAGGATGCATTAAGATCCAATGATCCTAAGAAACTAAAGAAGATCGGCAACCGTCTAATCGGTGTTGCCAAAGCAAATAAAATTGCTGGTAAAGTTCTTGGAAAAGAATCAGTTGAAGAAGCAGCAACCCATAAGCCGGGTGTAGCTTCTCCTGCAGGTGAAGGTCTTTCCCCATCAGCAAAGGATCAGCTGGCAAAGAAAACACCAGCACCAGCAGCATTCGATGCAGATCTGGTAAATAAAAAGACATTTGATGCTATGAGAGCTTCTGCTAAAAAAGCAACAATGAGAACTAACGATAACCCACAAGGCGACAAAACACCGCCTAAATCAAAATAATGAGGTAAGACGACATGTTTATTTGGCTTGAATGGTTTTTAGAATTATTAGGTATTCGTCACAAAAAAGAAGAACCGGTACAAACAGTACCGGTTCCACATCCTGAAGTGGTCGAAGAAACCGTTACTATTACTACTGTAGAGGTTGCTCCTGAAACTGCAGTCGAAGACACTATCACTGTTGAAGAACCAGCTCCTATTGTACCAGATCTTCAGTCAATGACTAAAGCTCAACTGGTAGAGTATGGCGCTTCGGTCGGTCTTGCGCTCGATATGAAAATGAAAAAAGCCGAGATGCTAGAGGCTCTTAAATAAAGTAAAAAATGAATGAGTGATGATTTACTTGACGAAGACGTTGTAAAATTTGCTATTAAACATTATTATTCTCCGAAAGGTAAGATTGATCCAGAAGAATTTTATGACGACCTCAAGCGATTTAAATACGTCAAGCGTTTGGTGAATAGATATTTGGAAACAGATACTTTATCCGAACGCTTGATATTAAATCATCTTATTGTGATATTTAATGTATTCGGTCCGTATGCTGGTATTAAGTTACTAGGATTAAGATTAGATGAAAGACAATGGTCTGTTGTTAAACCATTTCTAGAATTTCTAAATTATATTAAATACCCACAATTACAAAACATTCAATCCGATCAAAAGGTAATTGAAAAGCTAAAGAGGATATAATGGGATTAATTAAACGCGCGGGCGATCTGGTCTACACATTCAGATTCCTTACTTTGCTGACCACACCTTTTGACAAGACGAAAGCATTCGAAGCAGGCATTATTGATGCCGAAGGTAATCGTAACCGTGATTTTGACAAAAGTCAAAACCGAGAAGCTTACAAAGAATACTATACACCATTCCACCGCTTAGTGTTTAATGTAAAAAGACTGATGGCAAAAGCCCCAGGCGGTAGCAGTCGCTTAGCTTCATATGCAGCTGCACTTTTTCTTATTAAAGAAAATTACTCTATCTCCGAAAAGAAAATCTTAAAAGCACTATCAGAAGCAGGTATTGATCCAACAGATCTTCTTGCTGAAGAAAACAACTGGTTCGTTTTAGAGTCAGGTCAGCTTTCGCCAGGTGTTTATAAGCTGAAATATGAGAAAGCTTTAGAACAATTTGACATGCCCATTTTACCCAATGATAAGGTACGCATTATGGAAAATGCTATGCCTGTCGGAGAAATGTTTGGCATAAATATTTACGAAGCGACTCATATGAGATCAAGACAGAAAATATACGTTACGTCCCTGGAGCTACTAAGATGAAACCAGAATGTAAAGATTGTGCAGAATATGCATCTGAATTTTGCAAGGCTTGTTTGCAAGAAGAAATGATGACAACTGGTGATGCAGGAATTCCACAAGATACGAAGAACATGGGTCCAAAGTTTAAGGCAAACAGTGTTACTGATCGCCGTCGTAAAAAAGATAAAACCCCGGTCCTTTTAAAACGTTTTAGAAAATATATGGAAGATAGTACAAATGCTTAGATTATACCTTTTCCTATTTGTTATGGCTACATTTGGTGGCATTGGCTATGGTGCGTATTCCTACTATACAAGTACACAATCTACCATCGCATTACTTCGTGAAAATAACACCAAATTGAAAATGGCTGTTCAGACGATGGAAGATACGATTAATACCATCCAGGCTGATGCAGAAAGAAATGCCGAACTGAATAGACGTTTAACTTCTCAGTTACAAGAAGCTGAAAATCGTTTAGGAAGCTTAAGAAAAAGATTTAGCGAGATTGATATTGCTCGTGAGGCACAGGTAGATCCCGATGGTCTAGCTGAACGTATTAATAAAGCAGTCGATCGTTTACGAGAGGAACTGAAGAATGAAACTACACCACCTAGCTCTGCTGGCGACCAGCCTACTACTGCTGAGTAACTGTACCAAACCAGCAGATAAAGAAATCGTAATCTCAAAGGACTACGTGCGTCAAAACGTTCCTTTGCAAGAACCACCTCGGGCTGTAGATTTTCCCGACTCGGAGTGGTTTGTAGTTTCTGAAGAAAATCTCGATGCTGCCTTAAAAAAGATCGAACAAGAAGGTGGATCGATTACATTCATGGCTATTACTCCAAAAGGCTATGAAAACCTAGCTATTGGTGTCAATGATCTACGTAGATACATTTTACAACAAAAAGAGATCATTGCATACTATGAAAAGGCAATCACAGGGGATCCAAAAGAACCTGAGAAAAAATAGCATATAGTGTAAAAAAATATTTCAAATATACGAAATATGCTGTTTACAAGCTTTGTCGTTTCATATATAATACTACCATTAAGACAATCAACTTAACAAGAAACAGAAAGCCTGACCAGTCGGGACAATCGGCTTGTGCTGTTCGTATGCGGAGAATTAAATGTTATTCGAAGAACAAATTTCTAGGAAGCCAGACCTTTATCCTTGGACAAAAGAATTCATTGATGCGATCTGGAGCGGATTTTGGACACCTGAAGAATTTAACTTTACCTCTGATTACTCACAATTTAAGTCTGAAATGACACCACAGGAACGTGAAGTCCTTGTGCGTGCTCTTTCTGCTATTGGACAGATCGAAGTAGCTGTTAAGACATTCTGGGCTAACCTAGGCGATAACCTACCACACCCATCCATCCGTGATCTTGGCTATGCTATGGGTAACTCTGAAGTTATCCACAATATGGCATATGAAAAGCTGCTGGATGTATTAGGTCTGACCGATATCTTCGAACGCAATCTTGAGAATCCAATTATTGCCGGTCGTGTAGAATATCTCCGTAAGTACAGCAAAAATGTTTACAAAGACGATAAAAAGCAGTATATTTACGCTATCACTCTGTTTACTTTGTTTGTGGAGAACGTTTCACTGTTCTCACAATTCTATATTATTTTGCATATGAACAAGAACAAAGCTATTCTGAAGGATACAGCACAGCAAGTTAAATACACACGTAACGAAGAAATGCTACACGCACAGTGTGGTATTAAACTGATTAACACAATGCGTGAAGAATATCCTGAACTGTTTGACGCAGAGCTGGAAGCACGTATTGCAGAAGAGATCGAAGCAGCTATTGGCTATGAGTCTGAT